ATAAGGTTCTTATAGAATTAAAAGCAATTGCAACTTCTTCTGACCTAAAGAACTGGGGTAATACATTCGCTAAAGACCATGTAAGTGATTTACCTGAAAAAAGAAAAGAATTAACTAATGCTTATACAGAAAGATTAAAAGAACTAGAAATAAATAATGACTAATATAAAACATTTAATGCACAGAATATTAGATGTAGGAAGTGGTGTCTTCTTATCATTTACAGTAAGTCTGGCAGTATTCCCATTATATGATTTACCAGTTGTGCATGGAAATATGGTTCAACTATCTATTATATTTGCAACAGTGAGTATTTTTAGAAGTTATATATGGAGTAGATATATTTTTAAATATAAATAAAACAAAGGAGAAACATGAAAAAATACACAACTAAAATTTGTAAGGTTAAAAAGGGTAAAGCATATATAAAAAAACAAAAATGCCAGTTACTAAAAACTAATGCGTTTAAAAAGGGTTTAGCCCCCAATGTAACCTTAGTTAAAAATGGAATGAAATAGGTGATATATGAAAAATAATTATAAACTAAGTGCTCTTCAAGTAAAACATGCTAGATATAGTAGCAGAAAGACCTCTATACATGATGCTTATGGTCTTCATTTAAATATAGATGTTCTTATGAACAAATATTGGACATATAAGTGTGAAGAATTATGTTTTAATCAATTAGATAAACATGTAGTTTTGAAAAGAGAAAATAAAGTTATTCTTATTGGTAAATATCCTAAAATTAGTTTAAGAAAAGCTAGGACAATAAGAGAAAATCTTAAAGTAAAAATTATTAAAAAGAATAAAATAGCTAAAGAAAAATATTATTTATCTAACGAAAAACATTTATTTAATACATACAAAGAGGGTTATCATAAATATAAAGAATTATATCATGATAAATGTAGGGCAAATTACCAAGAGAATTTAAGGAAAAGAGATAATATAAAAAAGGAAGAAGTTAAATGGCTAAGAAATTATATTGGTTTTATAAAGCAACTATCGTTTTCAGTGGGGCAGTGGGTGCTGAGAATGAAGAACAAGCTATTGACAAAGTCGTAAAGAACAGTGAACGGCTACCTGAGATGGTAAGTTTTAAACCTGAAGATGTGCGTGTAAGAAAATTAGCTAAAAAACCATCAGGAGGTTTATATCATGACTCAAAGTATGAATGGTAAGTTAAATGGACTCCATACGTACCCTTTCTTGCCCATATTATGGGTGTCCATAGGCAACCAGTAGGGTTTAGTTTATAACTCTCTTGTTGGTGTCTTTAAGGTCTTCTGAATCGATTGTATCAGTTTCCTCTGTCATTTCTGCAAACGCTTTAACTTTGGGTGCAAAATTAGGAATAGTTTGCATTAATGTATTTAATTCTAAGATTAATTCTTCATCTGATTTCTGAGCTGTCTTATCGATATTTAAATTAATAGTCTGACTAGAGAACGATCCTAACTCAAGGATAAGTTTTGCAGTATTTAATTTAATTGCATCTTGTTCTGAATGTAATAAGTCTTGTAATACAGATATAGCCATACCTGAAGTTGATGTAATTCTTTCTTCATTCTTTTCTCTAATTTCTGAAGTATATTTCTTTTTTAGATATGCTCCCATTTGTCTAGGTGATTTATCCTTAGACCAACCAGCTTTTATAGCTGACTGAGTAGCATTTCCCTGAGTATCTCCCTCAACAAAACATTCTATGAATTTAATCTCTTTTTCTTTATCTATTTTTTTAGGCATTTTTGTTCTCCAACCAAGATTGAATTAGCTTTGATATATCACCATCAGGTGTATAAGGTATAACTAAATCTTCTCTACGTTTAATCCATGTTTTATTTAATATTAATGTACCATCTACTTCAGTGATTTCTTTATCACCTGTCAAAGAAGATACTATAGTAATAGTCTTGTCGTTTTCTTCAATTACAAATCCAACAGAAACACATTCTGCTAAACTGTTATCTAATTCATTTATATCTGTCCACCCATAACTAGGACTGATAGCATCTTCCCAATAAATAAGTGCAAGTTTTACATTCATATTAAACCTTATATTTTTTCCCTCTGAAATAAGCAGTTCTGAATAAATTATTTACTTGAACTAATTCAGGGTGAATAGTTTTTTCACTTGGGTCTACTGTTATTACAGCAAATCCATTATTCCAATCATTCGCTACGTTGTCTTCTAAGTAAGGGTGATAGTCTTCTGATAAATGACCAGTCTGTACTGCCATAGTTGTTGTGGAATAAGTGTTAAAGGTTCTTGAATTTAATTGGTGGGTATGACCAGTGATTATATTTAATCCTGATCTCATAGCATTTTGATAAGCAGTATGAACACCACCTCTCATTCTATGTTTAATCATTACAGTATCATCTATTAAATGACTCATAGACCATTCCCAATTAGGGAATATGTTTTGCATTTTAAATCCTTCAAAATCTTCAAACTGTCTACCCCAGTTAGATACAAATTTAGATAATCTAGTTTCATGATTACCAAAGGTAGCTATCTGTTTAATAGGGTACTTAGCAGTATCAATTACTTTTTGTATTTTATTTATCTGTGATTGACTGTCAAATATTTCTTGTTGAACAGTTCTTTCTTTGTGGGTTATCTCTAAAATATGTTTAGAAAAAGTAGATAGTATAGATAAATCCATAATATCCCCATTAGCAACTACACATCTAAGTTCTTTAGACTTAACTAAATCCTTTAATACTTTAAGGAGTATTTGATAAGATGCTGTTTCATGTCCTTCAAAATGAGCATCAGAAAATACCAACATAGTATAAGGAGTATCATCACTAACATTAACTCTATTAGTTAAAGGAGGTAAATGTTCTCTATGAGTTCTTGTTGCACCATTATGTTTATTAGCGTGAGGTTTAAGTTCTACACCTGTGATTTCTTCAGCTTGTTGTCTGTAAAAAGACATAGTAGATGAGTCTGTATTTTTTCCTAAATAATTAAAGACATCTTTTTGTTTATTCATTCCTGGTAAATTCCAGGCTCTAACTATATCGTGTGCAAATCCTTTAGATATTGATGATCTATTCTTGCTTGGCATTAATATTCTCCTTAGTTTCTTTTAAAAGATATTCTAAATACCACTTAGCCTTCTCTAAATCTTGCACAGGAGTGCCTTTATATGGAAAACGAGTAACGTATTTAATTATATTTCCACGAATATAATCCATACTCCAAGATTGAATGTACTCTATTGTCTCAATCCCCTTAGTATAATGACTAGGGTGATTAATAAGGTCTATCTTGTCTTTTTTCTTCATCTATCTTCTCAAGTACATGTTCCCATGGTATAGGTATATATTCGTTATCCCAAAATATACCACCATAAAGGTATCCATGTCTAGTATCAAATCTACCTTTGATTCTAAACTCTGCTTGATTATCAATAGACTTGATAGCTTTTATAATTTTCATCTCACGTTCTGTGAAAGGAACATTGCTACACATATCAACTCCTATGCCAATAAACTCACACTTATGAGGATTATTAACAGTACAGTTAAAAGCTCAAAGATGCTAACTTCAGGCCTTAAATATTTGGTTTTTATTTTATAAAAAAACCAATTAAAAAATTCTATTTTATGAACAACAACTGCCACAACTACCAAAGATAAGAGTAATGTTTCTTGCATTATTACCTCAATGGGTTATCTGACCTTGCTTTCATTTCATTTACTTTTGCATTTAATACAGCTATTTCAGCTTTGTTGATTGCTATGTCTGCTGTCAATGGTTTAATATCAGGAGCTGATTTACTTTCAACTACTTCCAACCTGTTTAATACTCCACCTACAGTAACCATCATACCACCTAATGTGATAACCAATCCAACAATTCCTAAAATTACTTTAATATCCACGTATACTCCTTAAGTGTTCTTCTGCTCTAATTGTATTATCTACAGACTCTTGAACCACTTGATTGTATTCCGATATAATATCTTTATACATAACTTGACTCTGAGCATATATATTTCTGCCATCAATATATTCTCTCTTATCATAATAATTCCCTCCATCAATAACTAATTGATTTATAAATATATTGTTGTTGGTTTTACTATAATTGTCAAGAGATAAAGGACTTTGCATTGCTTTAGCTACAATCATTGAGGTAGCTATTAGTCTTTGGTCTATACGTTTAAGCGTTTGATTAACCTTTTTTTCTATAGATTCTACTGTAATATTTTGATTACGGACTCTAACAGTTCCTTCAGTCCTGCTATCTTCCACCGATGTGCTTCTGCTTTCGAGGGTTTCTTCTCCTGAAGTAGCAACCTCAGTTCGTTCATCTGTAGGTTCACTTCCTCCTGCTTCTCTTTCTCTGACAGGATCATCTATTTCTTCAGTAACAACAGTATCTTCTGTTGTAGATTCTTTAGAACGGCTAGGATTTTCTGGCACATTGTCTTTTTCAATAGTACTTTCCGTTTCTTTTGCAATACTTTCTTCACTTTCTTTTGGCTCAGATTGTATACTTGGGCTAGGCTCTGAGATAGTATCTTTAATGGATTCTCCTTCAGGCTCTCCGATAAGGTTTGAGGTTTGGAAGATTTCTTCCGTAAACTCGTTGGTAGTTTTTTCATTAAAACTTTCAGTTCTTTCGACAAAGACTTCTTCGACTTTGATTTCTGTTGGGATTTCTTCATATGTTATCTCCTGAAACACATCAACAACTCCTGAATTTAGTTCTTCTATTGCTTGTGGCTCAAAGTAAAATTCTTCTATAGTAGATATTTCTATCGTTGGTTGTTCTGTTATTTCAAATGTAAATTCTTGTTCTGGTATATACTCATAAAAGTCTATATCTTCTACGACATTATACACTACTTCACTCATAGTTTTCAACTCAATTACTTGAGAGGTATCTAATAAACTATGTTCTATATTTAGTGTTGGATTCTTTAAGTCAGTTGCGTGGTGATTAGTGTTTGAAGTTGACTCATTAAAAGTGAATTTAACATTAATACTGTAATTTGACTGTTCATTTAACCCTTGCGTGTAGGAGTCCTTATAGGTAGCAAATTGACCACAATTATTAAAACCACATGAACTACTGCTTATATTCCTTATCTGTGTCGTAATCGTGCCATTAGAGCCTGTGATGGTCTGTTTCATCTGAGTAATAGAGGTATCTGCGTTCCAGTGCCAAATATCACCCCCTAAAGTAGATGTCCACCCATTATTAATTTGTTCTTGAGTTAAAGTGTTATTTAAATTAATAGTAGATTCTATATATTTATCATTAACTCCAGCAATCGTTGTACTACCATGTAGAGAACTTATATTTGTTCCTGACCAAGTTCCATCTGTAAAATCTTGAGTAATAAGATTACCTGTAGTTTCTGCAAATAAAGTTAAAGGAAATAATAAGAATATTATTCTAATCATTCCAAGTCATACTAGCTTTACTAGTTCCTCTTAGTTCTCCCTTTCTTTTTTCAATCCATCTTGCTTTAGCTTTCTCACCAATCAATCCTTCTATAGGACAAGGTGTTCCTGCGTTCATCATAGCTTCCCATACATCATTGTCTTGACACATTAAAGATATTGCTGCGACTTTCATACCGAGTTTAGATAATACTACTACTGATTTTCTTCTTTCGCAATTAGGGTCTGCATAATAAGAACCAAATGTTCCACTAAATCCTATAACTGTTATACCAGCAGCGAGTGGAATAACACAACTATCTTGTCCATAGACACTCATAGCAGGTGCTGATGAGCCGTTTACGGCAGTTCTAGTATTAGAATTATTATTAGTTGAATTGCTTGTAGTAGTATTGGAAGATGATCCAGTCTGATAAGTGGTAGAAGACTCATACCCACCTGTGATTGCTGTGTTTGAACCAGCATTATTTGTTTGATTATTGTCAGTTGCTCCTGATGAAGTAACATCAGCTAGGGCTTCGCATGTACCAAGAACTATCATAGCTATTACAATTATCATTGTTGCTATTTTTATTCTATACATATCTATCTCCTAACTAAAGAACCTCCAAAATATAACCCTATAATTGAGCTAACAACGTGTGTATCTAAAGGTGTAATGATTAAACCAGTCATAGGTTTCCATTGTGTAACATCTATTGAATATGAAAATATCCAAAAACCATGTCGTATAGCTTCTGTATAACCTACATAAATAGGAGTTTCAGGTGCTATAAGAAAAACTAGTTTAGGTAATACTAGGATTGCGAATACGCACATTAAAGCTATCCAACGCCTTGTATTTTTAGTAAATGAATCCTTGACATCTCTTGCTTTATCTGCTTGTTCAGCTACAAAACCAGCTCGTGCCATTAACATTTGTTGTTCTTCAGCTTTATCTTTAGCCTTTTGAGCCATAATACCTAATACTCCACCGAGTACAGTACTTGCTCCCATGCTTACTAGTTCCATTGGTATCATTCTGTTTTCCTCAATTTAATTTCTTTAAATTCAGGTAGACTTACTAAAACTTCTTCTACATTTTTAGTTAAAATACCTTTTGATTTTTGTTCTTTAATAAATTTTTGTATTTGGGGTATAGTCATATTCTGAAGTTCTTTAACTAAAAACTCTGCTCTTTTGTTTATAGTTAATGATTTAACCCTAACATCAGCAGGAGTTAACCCTAACTGTTTATTTTTAATTCTTTTCTTTATTCCATTTAAAACTGCTTCATTTATATTTTCAGGATTATTTAACATTTCATCTGACAATACTTTTCTTCTTTCGCTTGGTTTAACATCTTCGAGTTTCTTAAAGATACTATAAGCTAACCTAGAATTTCTTGCTTTCTCAGTATTATCTTCTTTAGCTATTTGTTCTAGTTCAGAAAATTTACCTGCTCTTTTTTCATAGGTTTCAGGATAACCAGTACCAAAAAACTTTTTAGCTATAGGTATCTCTCTTATACTGAGTTTTTCGTTATTAACTACTTTACTTGTAATGTTAAGTATTTTTTGTAAGAACTGTCCAGGTCCACCAAAATAATTTCCAGCTAAATATTTAAGACTTTCAGGTGAAACATCATATCCTAAGTTTTTAGCAGTATCAGCTAAAGCAAAAGCCAGTTCCCCACCATAAGTGTCCATAGTCCAAGGGTACATTGTTTCTGTGCTATATTGATTTCTAGTTTCTAACCACTCAGGTCTTATTACTCTGCCTAATCCATCTTCATTAGCTTGTAATTCAAAATAAGGTCTAACAACTGTTGGTATAATACTTCCTCCAAAAGGACTTAAAGTATCAAAAAATTCTTCTCCTACTTCTTTTGCAACATCTCCTGGATTTTCTCCAAGATTTCCTAGAGCAAATTGTTGTGCTTTATCCATAGCTACTTTTAATGGAACTAAAGAATAACCTATAGGTAAAGAAAAATAAGAAGGCGAACCATCTTCTTTAGTACCTGTAACAATAACTAAGTTTCTATTAGTAATCCAATTACTTCCATGAGTAGATTTTATTTTTTCTCTCCATTCAGGATTCATAAAGCTATTCCATTGGTCAAATGCTGCTGTTATTGCAGTCATACCACCTAAAGTATTTACTAAATTTCTTCTATTAATAAACATATCTTTTTTACTACCATAAAACTTACCAGTATTTCCAAAAACATTTTTAAATAATACCTTGTTTGCTTGTATAGCTGGGTTAGCAAATAAATACATTGCTCTTAAAGCACCTACTTTTCTACCACCTTTGGTTGGATCAAAAGATGAGTTTCTTGCAGCTATAGCAGCTTTTTGTCCACTATATCCTTTATTTATCATCATTCTGTAAGTACCGAATCTTGTTCCATCTTCAAATATTTTATTAAAGTTATTAACTAAGTCATCAATTTTAGCAGCTTTTTGTTTTATTGATGCTGAAAAGAATGAACCATCTTTAGCCATATTAGATAATGAAGCTACTTTATCTTCAACTTGTTGTACTGTTGATAATCCATAACCACCTACAGCACCACCATCTTTTTTAAATTCTTTATAGAGTTTTGATAGTTCTATTTCTTCAGGTGTTGTTGGTTTAGCACCTTTCATCTCCATTTTATAAACAGTCTTCATGTCTTTAGCTATATTTATAGGATTTAAGATTTCTCTAGCTCCATTTTTATAACCTTGTTTAGTCATAACATTTACAAAGGCTTCAGTTCTATCTCTTGATAAGTTAGGTATCATAAATTCAGGACTATATCTTGTATATAAACTACCTAGATTTCTGTTTATCCATGTAGCTGCATTAAATATTGGTTCAACATATTTATCCATTGCAACTTTAGGTTTACCTTTAAAAGCTAAAGCTAGGTTGGCATCTTTAAAACTAATTAAAGTTTTCTCTCCATTCTCAAATACACTTAATGTAGTATCACTAGGAGTAACTTTATCTTGAAATTTATCTTTATCTATTTGTTTAAAGTAAGGTTGAGCATCTTTTCTAATATGTACGAACTGATCAGCAACATCTCTGTTTGCATCTAATAGTTTTTTAAATGCTATTTTTGCTTTATTAACCTCTGCCCTTCTTATTGTTTGAGCTAAACTCTCATTAATATTTTGTCTTATAGAACCCACTTCTAAAATACTTCCTTTTAATTGTCTTATCCCTGTGGTTTTTACTTCTCCAGTAGCATTACGAGAATTAAAATAAGTAGGTATATCAGTTTCATCAATTATTCTATTTAAAGGAACATAGTCTGGTCTTTCTTTTCTCCATATAGCTGCCTGTTCTTTAGAAACTAAACCACCACCTTCTACTTTATCTAATATTTTTTTAGATAAAAAACTAAGTTCTTTTATTTCAAGGTCAAGTAAATCTAAAACACCATTCTTTTTAAATTTATCTAAATGTTTTTTAGCTACCTCATCAGTCATTCCAGAACCATTTTTTGAATTAAGTCTTTTATTAACTTCTGGTGCATATTTTGCATGTAAGATAGTATCTAAGTCTTTAGAAAGTTCTTCTGATGTTCTTCCTATATCTGCTCCCTTTTTAACTAAACCTTCATCTATAATTTTATTAGAATTAAAAAGAACATCTGTTTGTTCTTTAATTTTTTGTTCTGATAAACTTATATGTGCATAATAATCAAGTTCATCTTTACCACCAGTTTTTAAAGGTCCACTATCTTTATAATAACCCCCAGATTCATCTTGGATTAATCTTGTTCTAATATGTTCATCATCAAAATCTTCTCTAAAGTTAGTAAATTTATCTTTATTTTTTTCTTTTACAATATTAAATTGTTTTTGTCTTAATAAATCTACTCTTTCAAATAATGTTGATACACCACCATCACTATTTATAAGTTTTAAAATATCTCTTGATTCTAGTCCTTCAATTTTACTATAAGCCTTACTAAACGCAGCTCCTGTTAAACCTAACCCACCACCTAGTAATGCACCTGTAAAACCAGCAGTAGTTAATTCATCTATAGTGGGCATACGACCTTCATCAAATCCTTTTTCAACAGTTACCCCACCAGTTCCTATAGCAGCACCTAAAGAACCTTGTCTTATAACAGCATCTTTAACTGCATCATATCCTTTCTTTCCTCTTGCTCCTGGTATTAAGTTAATAAAAGCATCAGCTAACATTCTTCCTTTAGATATATTATCAGGATTAATCATTTTTTGAGCTACATAAGAGCCATAAGCACCTGAAGATATACCACCAATGATATAACCTAATGGACCTGCAATTGCTGCACCACCAAGCCTTCCTGCTTCTCCAATAGCTATCTCAGTTCCTAACGCAGTAGCCATTCTAGTTATAGATGAATCTGTTTTTGGATTTTTAGGAGTAGGTTCTATTAGAGTACTTGTACCTAAGAAATCATCATCGTTAACTGATTTAGAACCAAAACCCTGTGGCATTCTTAATTTTATTTCTTCTTCTTTCTTTTGTTTAAATCCTTCTGGAAAGATTAAGTCAACCATATTATTCTCCAGTTATTGTGTAACCTTGTTGTTTTAATTTTGCCACTACTTGTACTTTAGTTAAGTTTGGATTCTTATCCATAATTGCAACAAGACTAGCTTGGTCAACAGCATTTTCATCTTCATCTCCAAAATAAGTAGAAGCATTTATACTACTATCTGTAGTTCCTGTATAATTATAAGTACCATTCGAGTTTTGTCTTACAACTATTTTTGCAGCTTCTCCTAAAGCATTTTGTCCTGCTTCAAGGGCTTCTTTCCCACTTCTAAAAGTATTTTGTGAATCTGCTACTGTCGATGCTGATTCTAATGCTTGTGTTAATGGAGTTTGTCCAGGTCTCGTAGGTCTCATTAAAGATAATCCTGCTCTAAGTAGGGAAGCATTTAATACTTCTTTAGCTGTAGAGTTAGAACTTGGTCTTAATACTTCTCCAAATCTCATTCCTGGATTTTCTACAGGAGTTCTACGAGTATAATTTTGTTGTACTGGTTGTTCTTTAGGAACATCTTCTCCAAATGGGTCATAACCTAATGCTCTACCACCATAATATGCTGCTGTTAAACCTAAACCTATAGGGCCTGTCGCTATTCTTGCTGCACCACCTAATAAACCTCCACCTAAACGAGCTCCTTTACCAATATATCTTCCAGCTTTTTGCCATCTATTTAATCCTGATACCCTTCTTTTTTCTGCTTCAGCAGTATATTCAGCATACTTTGCTGCTAATCTTTTTTCTTCTGCTAATTTCTCAGCAGCTAATCTAGGAATAGATTGTTGTTGTCTAGTTAATTTTAAAGCATCTGTTCTTTCTTGTATTTGTTTTAAAAATCTAGGATCATTTTCAACTGGAGTAGCCCCAAAAATACCTTTATAAGTACCACCTGAAGTTAATTCAGGATTTACAGGAATAGTATATTTTGCTCCTGGTCCAAATTTAACTGGTTTAAAATTTCCAGGTAATTTTAATTTTGTTCTTTTTTTCTTAGCCATTTAATCTCTCCTATTTTAATAACCCTGCGTACAGGTCTTGTGTTGGTAATCTTAATCCTGATGATGCCCCTGGAGAAGAAGTATCTAATCTTGGATTAGAGTCAGGTTGTGCTAATAATCCTTGTAATCCCATTATTACATTCATCATATCTGAACCAGACATTCCATCAAACATACCAGCAGTTTTTTTTAAACCTCCTGTATCTAAATTATATTTATCACTAATAGCATCATTCATAAATTGTGTATTAATATTAGGATTACTATCTAATAATGATAATTGATTTTCGAGATTAGGAATATTAGAAGGACCTACTTCTGTATAAGGATTACCTCTTTGTCTTAATAATTCTTCTTCAAGTAAATTTTTTCTATTTTGTATATTTACATTAGTATTAGCGAAGCCATGATTACCTTGAGAGAAATATCCTGACCCTGGTGCATTATCAATACCTAAAGCATAAGGAACATTTAAAAAACTAGGTTGATTATTTTGTTGTTTGCTTTGAAGTAAATTTTCAGTAAAATTACTTCTTTGTCCTGTTGTTAAATTTTGAATTCCACCTTGATTATTTCCAGGTATATTTATACCCCTTCTTTCTTGATTCTGCATTTCAATTAATCTTTGTCTTTCTAATGCACTTGGTTGATTCATTATCAACTGTCTGTATTTTTCCGATGTTAAACCCTGTGTTGCCATTTTATAATCTCCTAATTACTTAATAATCCGTATAATGCACCTGCTGCTGCTCCCCATGGTCCAAGTGTAGCTCCTGCTGTAGTTGACCAAGGATTTGCAAACATACTACCTATAGCCCCACCTGTAGCTGCCCCACCTCCTGTAGCTGCTAAATCACTAACTCCTCCACCTGATGAAGAAGATGTAACTGATGGTGGTAATATACTACCTGCTACAACATTACCATAAGCATTTAAACCTTGACCTGGTGCTTGTTGTCCAAAGTTAAATCTTTGCATAGCTTCATTTATAGCTTGTTGGTCTCTACCTTGTTGTAATCCACCTACAGCTCCTAATGTTTGAGCTGGTGTATTATAAGCACTTAAAATAGTAGGAGTTAAACCTAAAGCTGCTGTTCTTGTTTTACTTAAATCACCATAAACATCACCATACATTTGAGCTGCAACATCATTTGATTTAGTTAAATAATCTTTTATTACTTCGGATTCTAATATACCTTGTCTACTTCCACCCAATTGACCAGCTTGTGTAGCTCCTCTCCTTGCTTGTTGTAAACCTGATTCCATACCTTGTTGTATAGGTCTTAACCCTGCTGTTAAAGATTGTTGAAACATTGGGTCACTAAAAATTTGACTAGGATTCATTAAAGAACCCTCAAAAGCTGGGGTTAAAGAATTAGCTAAAGTAGATTGCTGTCCAAGAGCATTGTTTTGTAACATTTGCTCTGCTTGTAAAGAAAGATCACTTACATTAGCATAAGTTTGGTCAGGATAAAATTGTGCTGGACCTTGATTAAATTGATTTTGAGCTTGAGCATATAAATCTTTTAAATAAGGAGCTTGTCCTGCCCATGGCTCTGCATCTTTTGTAACTGTATTTGTATTACTTCCTTTTCCCATAATATACCTCTAGTGTATCGTTGTAAGTTCTTTAACTAGAACTGTGTATGCATTTTCATACCCAAATTTCTCTAGTTTTTTAATAAATCCTTTGCGACAAATAGTTTCCATTGCTACGCAACCCTGTTCTAAAGCCCATGCTTCTATTGTTTCTAAGTAATCTTCTACCCATACATCTAGTTTTTCACCACCTAATGTAACTATTCTACAAGTAGTTTTTCTAGGATATTCAATAACCTCTGTGGTTAGTACAGATACTATTTCTTTATCATCATCGTGTACCAACCAAAGTTGCATACGAGCTTCTGATAATCTTGCATAAATATCCATAACAGACATTTCATCTCTGCTTTTCCCATTACCCATTTCAATATAAGGCTCACATTCTACCCAAACCTCATCAATTCTATCCGATGGTATTCCTGATATATATAGACTCATAATTTCACCCAACTCCCTGCTGCGTTTCTAAAATAAATTCCTTCACCACTTCCTGGATTAAAGTTAGTTCCATCTCCATAAACGATATCACCTTGTTTAATTCTAGCTGGAGCTACATTTTTAACTTCTATAAAAGTTGTAGCATTTTCTTGTAAAGCAGATTGTATTCTTGAAAACTCTTGCAATAAGTATTGAGGTAAGTCTTCTGGGTTATCAGGTACTGGATTAGGTGTGTATTTATGTGCTTGAGCCATTATCTCTCTCCTACTACCTCGTATTCTATATCATATCCATTTAATTCAAAAGTTGTAGCTGTAGTGTTTTGAAACTTAATAGCTATGTACTTACCTGTTGCTCTAGCATCTACCTTGTTATTTGTATCAGGGTTAATACTTTGTTGAGTATTATAAGTATAAGTACCATCAGGTGTCATTGAACTACCTACAAATATTTCAGCACTTCCTGTACTAGAAAATCTTGGGGTAATCTTTTTTACTCTTTTAACAGTATTAGTATTACCATCTAAAGTTAATCCTTTTCTTTCTAATATCATTGTATAGTTAGAACCATTGAAATCATATCCATGGTCTCCTCTATAGAGTTTAGTATCTCCAGGACTTGACATTAATATACTAGTTTCTGTTGGGTTATAATTTCTTTGCCCCCAGTTTTCAGTAGTATCGTAAGCTATCCAACTTTGAGATTGTCCAGACCAAACAACTGCTGTTGCTCCAGGGTCTACTATTCCTAAAGCAATATGTAAAATATTAGGTAAATCTCTAAAACTAAAAGCATTTTTCTTATAATTATAAATTAATGCTTTATTACAGTACGTTGAACCTACTGTTGGATAAGATACCCATATTTCATTTTTTCTTTTATTATGTGTTACAAAAACATTAGCATAATTAGTGCTATCTATTTCTTCAAATAAAGTTCTTTTAACTACTTCACTAGCTATAGATTCTTTACTTACACCATTATGAACAATAATATCTCCATTAGTTAAAACAAAGTGTCTACCATTAAATTCAGCTACACAGTTTCTTGATAAGACTCCTGAGTCATCAAACAGTTTCTTTAAACTAAAGACTAGGTTTCCACCTTCATGATTCATTATATAAGTAGTATTTTCTTTATATATTATAAAAGATTGTTTTAATGGAAATCCATCTACTATAAATTCTCCAGCATCACCAACTGTTGCAAAACCAGCATCATTTGTAGATGAAGCTGTCCATGAACTAGGTAATGTTAAGTTTTCAGCAGCATCTCCCCATCTAACCTTATTAGGATAGTTGACAGATGATTCTGTTAGGTTTAAAGCTATTAAATAATTACCATAAGGTCTTATTGATTTACAGGTTGTATTTGATGGCCAATTAGTTAAATCAGTAAATTTACTAGCTCCTGTAGTCGCTAAACATTGAGGATCATCAACACCATTACATAAAATAGGAAGTCCGTTAAATACAGAACCTACCCAATTTCCTGCTACTGTTAAATTAGTTGCATAAACCCCTGAAGTTCTTGTGTATTCAACATGATTAGAACCATCGTATCTATAAATCTTTGTTGCTCCAGCATAGAACCAATAACTATTATCTCCTGTAGACCAGTTTAAAGAAAAATAAGGAGCTATTGTAGGAGTTCCAAATACAGCATCTTGTCCTAAAACTTTCTTAGCTGCATTATCTTCAAATCTAGTATTTTGTGTATGTGAAAAATACTCATTAGGCAATGCCGTATTATTAGTATCTTTAATCATTCCTTTTGGATTTAATATTTGAAGTGTTGCCATTATGCAGTTCTACGCCACATATATGCAACGATGTATGGTTGTACGTTATTATGAGCTGCACCAGAACCTTGTGATGCTGGTGAATAGTCAGATAATCCAGTAGTATTTCCTTCTGAAACCCCACCATTATCTCCATCATTCGTGCTTACTTCTATTACATGAGTATGTGATGGTATCTCTGAAATACTTAATGTATGTGTTTTAGCACCACCAGTTTCTTGAACTGTATCAAAATCACTATCTCC